CTGCCTACAGCACCTTTGAATCGTTTAGGATGAGGAGCTTTTAGGAAATGAGGAAGAAAATTTCTAAAGCGCATCCCACGTACGCGTATAAGGAGCAAATCATCCCTAAATGGAACGATGTCATCTTCAAAGACAGAATATTCAATAAATTCAGCTTCTTTGTCATATTTACCCTTGGGGAAATGAGTTAATTTAAAATTTTTATTCCCACAGGCAGCATGCTTGTTAATAATGGCAAAGTTCTGGCAAACACCAAAAATATGTGTTGGCCTTTTGGCCTTAGAACTTGTCACGATTACAAAACGTAAATTGGAAGAGACAGAATTGTACAATTCCAAAGCTGACCCATTGTGTACGGGTTTACTATAAGATATATCTGCTAAATTCCAAGTCTCATTTTGACCATTAACACGTACACGCGCTTTTGATCTACCACATCCTAGCACATCTTCTTTCTTCTGCAGGATACTAGAAATCGCGTCGTCAGAAAAAAACTGAGAGGATTCGCTTTCTTGTTTCCTGTTATATGAAGAATAAAGAGAGTAGCCTTTGAAAAAGATTATGGCAGCCGTAAAAACAAGTCCTATAGTAGTCCATGAAGGAATAATAAAAGGGTTGTAATAGGTACCGAATAATAAGTGTGAAATATGGGCCTTAGCTTGATTTCCAATTACTTTTACTCCAATACTATTGTAACGGCTTAGCTGTTTGACACCGAAATGTCTAATAGTAAAATAACCACCCATAGAAGAGATGGTCAAAATTACTTTAAGAACTGTTCCCCACATGAAATATGTGATTACATAGGGTACAAGAATCCAAATGTGTGAGGCAACGATACGGTCTAACAGTGGATCACCATGGCGATAACCACGTCTGCAACAACACAAAATGTATAAACACACACTTGTGAACAACATATTAACATACGTCTTGGAATCAGTCCAGCTTTGTTTAATAGCATCTTTTAAGACATTCGCATCATTATTATTAAGTTCATCAATTAGTTTTTCACTTGCTAATATTTGATCTTGTCTTCTCTTTGCTCTCTCATCTCCGAGGATATCAGATTCAGTCAATATTTCATAATCGTCTCTTTTCTCTTCATCGTCTGAGAGTGGTTCATAACCTTGTTTCTCTTCATCATCTGAGAGTGGTTCATGACCTTGTTGGGTCATTCCGATGTCTCTGACAAAAGCTGTGAGATCTTTTGAAATCATCTCTTTCTGTTTGGTAACATAGGAGCGTATATCATCCATAAGAAAACGTGTAAAGTCAATTACGTCATCACCATCGAAAAGAATATTTTCGATCACACCGTGATTGCCATTAGGCGAGTATCTAGTACATCGGAACTTATATCTATTGAGGTAATTACCCCCAGCCTCTACCGACTTTCTGGTGTCTATACCAGTTCCTTTTTCGTTGCGGAAACGTTCCAAAACGGAAACATCAATATAGAGGAAACGACGTTTAATGGCTGACTTTGAATACATCAGTTCTTCTACGTGCAGTTCCCTGTTATTTGTGTCAATGGCAATGACTTCAGGTACGGCAAAATACTTTCCCTTGTTGTCAAACGCCATATCCACAGGATAGGGGTTAGAGTCAACCAAGGATTGGATTTCATTTAGGAGTGGGTCTCCTCTACTCTTGATATAAGATTTAG